GCGAGCAAGATCTGCCCTAAGTATTGCATCTACTTCCTCCATTGAATATTTACGCATGGCTTCTGCGGGTGGTGTAAACGCATCCCGCTGGTCTATCTTCAGCTTGCCCTGCTCTGGGAACATAACGTGCCCAACGCCAATCGTCCACAACTTTGCAGGGCAACGGTACGGGTTTACCCTCACGCCCTCGTGATGCATCACCATCTTAATAGCTTTAGGACTGATGTTCATTTTCCAAACGCCCGGCCACCAAAGTGGAACGCTATGATTGAAGCAAACAATGCTTGGGTGTCAGAGTCCCACAGCATCTCGGCCAACTCAGTGAACGGTACACCACGGCTCCAGCCGTAGGCAAACAGGCCAATGTCAATAAACAACAGCAGGAAGAAGAAGCCGTAGGTGATGACTGGGCGAACAGAAGCGCGGAGGTTCTTCATCCATGTGGATGTACCCTCGTTTAAACTCATGTCGTGGGCGTAGACAGCTTGCATTTCTGCCTGCTGTGCACCAATCAGAACCTGCTGGGTATTGGCCGCGCTCTCTGTGGCAAGCTGTTCTGACTTGATGTGTTCAATACGTTCCTGAGCCTCAAAGCCCGCTTTACGCAGTTCCAGCTCACGGGTGATCTGCATTTGGGCAAGATTTAACTCGTGCTTCTTGTCTTGGCGGTCTTGGAAGAATTCTAGAATCTTGGGCAAACCGCCCATCAAAAACGAAATTAGCGTGGAGAGTAGTGTCAGCATAATAGTCCTTTACTGTTTACTTTTACTAAGCATGGTACTGGCAATCAATAACATGCTCATTTCTTTGTGTACATCTTTGGGTTCTTTTTCCCACCCGACAGTAATCTGTCCAACAAACCTGCCCTGCTCTGGCGGGACACTTACACGGCATCCAAATCTTACGCCCTTGTCAATATACCAAAGACCAATCTCACTTTGCGGTACAGCGTATTCACTGCAAGGTATTTCATTAGCCATCAATGCAACCACATCACGGTTGTTGGCTGAATTCTGTGTAAACAGCCCTACGTCTAAACCTTCATGGGTTCTGTCCCTGCCTTCACGGGTGTATGCACGGTATAGCACCCTTGTACCAAACAGGGGGTTGACTTTGAATATCGCTACCACCGCCGCATTAGTGTTCTTGAACAAATGCGATGCAACGTCTTCCGCCCTGTCCTCTGCAATCATTGGTAGCTTCTTATTCTCTTTGTATGCTTCAAACAAAAAAGCTTGGTTCTGCCAGACAAAGTACCCAGAAAAAGCAAACACCGCCATGAGTATCAGCGCAAACAGTTTAAACGGACTGTCTACATAGGACAGCACCTTACTCAAGACGTCTGCTGGCTTTTCTTCACTCATAGTCCAACCATTCCAAGAACTTTATTCACAATCTTGTCCGAAATAAAGTTGGGCAACACCTTAATTACGTCAATAAATAGGTTCGCCGCCCACCAACCACCAATAATCTTGAACGTCATGTCTGCGGTTTTCTGATACTCATTCACCGCCCGCACCTTACTTGAGCGCAGTGTTCCATGATTTCGTAGATTCCAACATACAACATAAACAACAGGATCGCAAGGCCGCCCAGCATCAAGCCAATTTCAAGTTGGTCTTGCTCTTTCTGTTTACGCTTCTTCTCTTCTTCCTTCTCGCGCCTAGCGGTGTGGGCATCTTCCACATCCATTGCCTGCGCTCTGGCTTTTATCTTCTGCCACAGGTCCATTTTATTAGCTTGAAAGAAAAGCATCTGCAATTCTTTTTCAAACGTTGCCGCCTGATCCAAAGCCATCTCAATCTGCAAGGCCGTTCCCATTGAGGAGCCGCCCTTTTTCTTAGCCTCTACTGCAGCCTTGGTCGCGGTTGACTTGGCATCAAAATACTTACCTAGCATCGGCCCAAGCGAGGCCACGTCGTCCACGGTCTTGGACGCCTGCTTAATCAGTTTTACTGCGGACTGAATACCGGCTAGGGCGGTGATTGGATCAATCATGGTTAAACAACTTCTAAATACAAACCGTGACCTTAAAAGCGGACACCACCGCCCCCTAGCTTACTTAGGCTCTACGTCAGACACAGATGGCTGCGCTAATGCTTGCTTAAGTAACCCAAAGAAGGCGTCTCTTCCAACTTGGAGCTGATCAACGTTAAATTTTGCAGATGCCAGCTTGCGGTCTAAGTCGGCGACATGGTTAACAAGAACCTGCTGTTCACCGGTTAAATCTTCAAACTGATACTCTGCGCCGTCGATACTCAATGGGGTCTTTGTGTTGTTGCCCATGATGTTCCTTTAATGCGCCACCAAGGTCGGGTGGTGGCTTCCCGTTAAATTAAGCCGCCCAAGGCAGTGCAGGAGTGACCACTGGGGGGTTCACTTGATTGGCAATCTGCTGTGCAACAGCCGCTTCAGTAGCAGTCTGGTCAACGCCGTTAGCATAAATCCAACCCAACACTTGAGCTTGAGTAAGCTGTGCGTAGGGTGTGAATGTGCCAGCGGTCAAAGGAATGCCGCAAGTGCTGTAGACAGAGCCGTTGTATGTGCCGTCTGTACCAGAACAAGTCCAGTGAACGGTGAACACGACATCAGTGTTGCCGTCTTCTTGTGGGTAGCAGTCCATTGCTGTAACTGTCCAAGTTGTAGTTGTAGTCATGATGTTTCCTTTTTAAAGATTAGATGCCAGCGTCTGCTAGGCGTTTACGAAGTGATTGAATTTCAGCCCACATTACTGGAATAAGGGCAGAAGCATCCATTTGCTGATACACAGGCTTGCCATCCGCATCAACAGCGTCTTTCTCGCCAGTGTGTGCATAGGCAGGGACTTCGTGAGCAATAAACATTGGACGCTCTTGTGTAGCGCCTTTCATCTTGCCCATGTAAACAGGTACAGAATCAATCAATGCACCACTACCAGTTACAGGGCCACTAATGTCTTTTGCTCGATAGTCAGAAGTTGTGTTGTAAGCAGTTAAGCCGCCAGCACGGTTATATGAAATTGAGCCTCGTACTGTGGGACTTGTTTCTGTTACAAAATATGTAAAAATATTATCGCCTGTTGTTCCAGAGTTCCATTGAATCATTACAGAGGCGGCTGATTCAGCTTGCTTCCCGGCAAAAACGGGATATGTATTTGCAGAAAAAGAAGTGACTTTTCCGTCAAAATATGAGCCTGTTGTCGTAGTCCCCACCAGCAAGTTACCGCTTGAGTCGACGCGAAGTGTCTCGCCCGCATTGGTGCGCGAAAGAGTAAGTGTTGCGTTATTGGCTCCGGTTGCGCCAATGTTTTGCCAGTAATATTGATTGGTGTTATCGCTGTTGTTAAGGTAAATAACACCCGTGCTTTGAATTTGCACGTTACCCGCAACATCAAGCTTCTGTGACGGCGAACTTGTACCAATACCCAAGTTACCAGAGGCATTGAGGCGCATCTTTTCAGAAGGAGTCCCAAGCGCATCTAGTGAAAATGTCAACGCATTAGAATTCCTTGCTGTAGAGCCACAAACAATTCCCCAAGAGTTTCCGTATCCGTTCAAAATTAAACTTGCTCCAGCAGAAGCGCTTGAGCTTGTACTTCTAACAGTTACCCCGTCTGCATTAGATGAATTTGATGTTTGAACATCCAACTTGTAAGCAGGAGTACTTGTACCAATACCAAAGTTACCGCTTGTGTCTATACGGGCACGTTCCGTTGCACCACCAGTCAAAAATGCCAAAGCATTAGAAGACCTAATTGCAAAGTCAGAGCCTGTTCCTGTCCCAAGCGATGAACCCGAGCCAATAAATCCTGTGTAAGTGCCATTTTCAAATACTGCATAGTTACCAGACATCCGTAACTTTTCAGCAAATGCCGCAGATGTTGCTCCCAAGAACAAGTCACCAGCGGACGTCAGAGTCATTGCCTGAGTAAAGGTAAGGGCGTTTCCTGCTGTGCCTGATGGGGCGTTGTACCAGCGGTGAACTCCCGTGTTTTGCTCATAACGCGTAGCAAACGAACTTGCAGCGTATATCCACCCACTGTTGTAATACGCATTTTGTGTAACATTGATTTCTGAAGCCGCGACACCCCACAATGCGTTGCCTACATTGTTTACTTCAATTGCTTTACCAAGACTCCAAGCACTAGGAGTAACTCCCAAGCCAAAGTTACCGCTTGCGTCTATACGGGCACGCTCAGTTGTTACGCCTCCTGTGTAAAATGCTAAAGAAGCACTATCTGTTGGAACACCTAAAGCAGATGAGCCAATGTTATAAGCATCAAAAGATAGACGACATCCATTATTGCTTGTGGTTGTTTGATTTGTTAGTTGTAGTGCAAGAGCGTTTGTTGGGTTTGTATCTTGTTGTACATAAGCACTACCACGAACATCCAATTTCTGGGTAGGACTACTTGTACCAATACCCAGACCTGTGCTGGTTAGGCGCATTTGTTCTGAGTTGTCAATGTATGAAATAGCCGCAGTAGGCGAATACCACTCACCAACACCCGCAGAAGACACTCCAACACGAATGCCGTTTGTTGCTCCGAGACCTGTAGAGCCATTTGCAATTTGTTGGTAAACAGCATTAACGCCAGCCTTATAAACGACCGACTGCTGATTTAAAGTATTTCCGCCTGTGCCAACTCCAAAGTTAGTTCCGTCAAACCACAGAGCAGTACCGCTTGTAACGACCTTAGAGCCGTTTAAATAAGCAACACCATTGGCAGTACCGCCATTAAACGTAACTGTGCTAGAAGTGGTTAAAGTAGTAGCAGAGACAGCCGCAGGGGTAGTAGAACCCAATGCCGCAGGAGATGCCCAATCAGCACCATCTAATGAGTCAACATTAAGGTTAGCAACCTTGGTAGTCGAAGCAATGACCAAAGGAGCAGTTCCTGTCGCCAATGTAGATGTGATAGCACCAGTAGCACTCAAAGTAGTAAACGCACCCGTAGATGCTGTTGTAGCACCTACGGTACCATTGATGTTGATAGAGGCTGTACCAGTTAAATTTGTAACAACTCCGCTAGAGGGTGTACCAAGGGCCGGAGTTACTAAAGTGGGGCTTGTAGCCAACACATTGCTACCAGAGCCTGTATTGGTCACAGAGACTACGTTTTTACTAGCATCCAGTGCCAGAGCAGTAGAAGCAGTCAGGCCAGATAAAGTGGTTGTACCTGTAACAGTGACGTTGGTGAACGAAGCCGCGCCACCCGTATTACTCACCTTCACAAAGTCAGAGCCGTTCCATGCACAAATAGCAGACTCGCCAGCAACAATCGTCACACCAGTCGTTGGGCCAACGCCTACCAACTTAACAGAGAAGCCCCCTGTGGTGGCGTTGATAACCGTATAAATCTTTGACTGGGCTGGCGCTGTAACCGTACGCAATACCGTACGTGAACCTGAGAACAAAAGAATGGCCTGCCGAGAGGTGTTTGAAGCGCCCGTAGTTGTAGTCAGTGTGACATCTGCGTCAGTACTAACGTTAGTTGTTCCCGCAATAGAGGTGTCAAGCAAAGAGGTGATGGAGTTGTTTACTGTATCGCCCCATGTTCCGCTTAGTTCCCCCGTGACTGGTAAAGCCAAGCCTAAGAGTGATGTGTATGCTGTAGCCATAAATAATCCTTACGGGAGAACCGGGTTCCAGCCCGGTGTTTGGGTGTCGTCTACATCCGTCCAACCAGATGTTTGCGTATTGTTGACATTTTGCCAGTTTGTTGTCTGGCTGTCATCTACTGCCAACCATGTTGTTGTCTGAACATTGTTTATATCACCCCAGTTGGCAATTTGGTCATCGTTAACATCAATCCAGAGGAAGCCACCAATCAGGCTGTCTGAGATTGTTGCTGACTCTAACACCGGCGCGTTGTAGATACTTCCGGGTGGGCTGACCTGATCTAAGAGCTGAGCAACCGCCAACACCACAGGATTGTAGATTGAGCCGGGAGGAGATACTTGATCCGTAATGTAGGCCGACTCAACTGTCCGTGCCGCAAAAATAGCCAATGCCGATGCCGCATCCGTAATGGTTGCAGTTTCAACAATCCTAGCGTAAGGAATAAAGGTGGCTTGGACTGCCTCGGTTCCTGTGGCTGTCTCGTTTAAACTGACTGGGAATGTTGCTCTTGCCAGCACAGCATCGAGCAGGGTAGCCAGCTCTACAATTGGAGCGCTGTATGTAGAACCCGGAGCATTGACTGCGTCTTGGGCTGTAGCAAGTTCTTGCAGGATGCCTTGGAAAATAGCTTTAGCCGCCACGGTGTCTGTAGTGGATGCTGTCTCTAAGATTGCAACAGCCAAAGCTCTTAAGGCACTAACTTGATCAGCACCTGTGGCAAGCTCGGTAATAACACCCACCGTTGTCAGGTATGCCTGAACAATATCTTGAACGGTGCTGGACTCAATGAGACTAGAGCGGAACGTGGCTCTTGCACTGGGTGCGTCTGCTCCAGACGCCGTTTCTAAAACTGCGGAAAAATATGATTTAAACGCAGCAACAACATCGGCGGCGGTAGTAGCCTCTACGATTTGGGCGACAAACACCGTCAGAGCAACAATGTTATCGGTAGCTGTTGCGGATTCACTTAGGTTGGGGTTATACGTACTGCCCGGCGCATTAATTGAATCTGTAGCGGTTACAGACTCAAGGATGTAGGCAAACAGACCCTTAATGGAAGATGGCAGGTCAGTGATGGTGGCCGCTTCAATAACGGCGGCAAGAAGCGTTGCTCTAGCTGATGCGGCGTCCGTAATGGTGGCAAGCTCTGCGATCACAGACTGAGCGGTCATTCTTGCACTGTCGGTATCAGCCCCCGTAGCTGTTTCTGCAATCAGCGAAATTGCGCTCAAAATTGCCGACTCTACATCGGAGCCGGTAGCCGTTTCGGTGATGCTTGCTTTTGGCTGGAATGTTGCAAAGTTGGAATCAGTGACTGTGGCCGACTCAGCAATAGACCGAAGATACAACAGGCTTGCAAAGGCTAGATCTGTGATCGTGCTAACTTCAGAAATGTTGCTTCTAAAAACCGCTTTGGAAAAAATACTGTCTGTGCCTGTGGCCGAATCAAGAATTACCCCTATAAATACCCCCTGTGAGGTGACAACGTCTGCTCCAGTTGCGGTTTCTTGCAATACAGATCGCGCAATCAATTGAGCTAAAATTGCATCCTGCGCGGTAGAAGCCTCTGCTACAGACGCAGCGTAAACCGACCCGGTTAAAGGTAGGGTGGAAAACGGTGCTTCTGAAAAGGTAGAAAAACCAAACATGGCTTACTCTACCAATTTTTTACTTCAGCAGTCTTGCGCATCTTCAAAACCGACTTGCAGTTTCAGGTCAGCATATAAACCATCCATCAGATTACCCTGTGGAGTTGGGCAATAGAAAGCGTGTTGTGCAACTTCCTGTGCGTTTGCTTGCCTAGCATCAGCATTGGCAGACACAGACACTTGGTACTGCACTTGGTCTTTGTTGCCAAAGATGTTGGTGATGCGGGCGTATGCGTCTGTGAAGGGGACGCCTACATTGCTTGTGGAGATAGAGATTTTCAGAGCCATTAGAAAGTTACCTCAGTTGTTTCGATTTTTGTTACCCATCGGATTGTAGTTGCTGCTGCACCAGTAACTTCAACTTTAATACCGCCGTTGGTGGTGTCGGCAGTTATTGCCAATACCCAAGTAACAGCCCCTGCGTCTTGAGCGATGACAGTTGGAGTGACAGCCGCAACCAAAGCAGTGGATGCAGCGTTAGCACCACGCTTAATAACGCCTTCAAACTTCCAACCCGATGTAGTACCGCCAGCCGTTACGTTGGCAATGCAAGTGCCTTGGAATGTATAGGCGCTGTTGTTGGGTAGGATGACTTGATTTGTTGTGGATGCGGCAGATGAGTCGCTTCTAAGAACAGTTGCAGTTGCGTCTGTGGTTTGTCGGCCAAGAATTAAAGTCGCTGATTGTTGTACTCCACTTTGACTAGCAATCGGGAAATAACTTGCAGGTGCTACAAAATTACCAGCAATTGATCTTGTAGTTCCATGTGCGCCGCCAACAACAACAGACCTATCAGAGTTTGCTAAATTGTTATTCCCGCCCAAAATAGCAGTAGCGCCGCCGGTTGCTTGGTTGGTTGAACCACCAACAACAACAGCGCTTGGATTGCTTGCTGTGTTGCTTGTGCCACCAACAACAGCAGCATTTGTACTGCTTGCCGTGTTGCTTGACCCACCAACAACAGCAGAACTTGAACCGCTTGAAGTTCCGTTGCCAATACATACAGCACCACTTCCAGATGCAACAGAGTTCTGGCCTCCAAAACATACTGAATTAGCACCAGATGCACTTGCGGCTGCGCCACCAGCAATAGCATGATTTGCGGTAGCACTTGCGGATGAAAAAGCCACTGCTCGGTAGGCGGGTGATGATACGGGCGACTCAGTTAAAGAAAGCCATCCAGTTTCGGCATTACCAGCAACTCCTGTTGAAATTGCATTTTTACAATATACAAGTTCTAAAATTTTTCCGGGAGTGCCGTAATAAATACCAGAGGCAAATTGTGCAGCGGTTCCATCTCTTGCATCGCTAGAATAGATGTTTATGCCTTGGCTGTTGCCTCCGTATCTGGCAACAATAAACCTGATAACTTTGCCTTCAGGCGGGGATGTTGGCAAGTAAACTCGTATAGTGTTGGTTCCTGCTCCCGTTCTAAAATACTGAATTGGAGCACAATCATCTGTTAGTGAAATAGTTCTATCGGCAGAAGTAGATGCTTGTGCAGTAAAAAAATCCCACACCTGTATTGCAGGTGTGTTCTCGGATGCAAAGCCCGTAAACATTAGTAATCCCCACCGATAGCAGTCAGGTGAAAGCCTGCCGCCACTGCTGTACCAAATGTAGCATACACCCGATAACCTGCCGCCAAACTAATGTTCAAAGGCAAGATAATGTCAGGTTGTTCTGCTGTTTGCGATACCGTTGTTGCAGACAAGGTGCGCTCAAGATACAGCGTGTTGTTGGCCGCAGTCGTTGTGACTGAGCCGTTGTTAATCCAGATGCGGATAACTGTTGCTACGTTAGTACCCAACGCCCTAACCTTGATGAAGTCCAGCCGTGAGCCTTCCACCGCACCTGCTGTTTCAATCGGGCCGTAGATCGTGCCAGCGGTCAGGTCTGTGGTGGTGTTGGCTGTTAGGCCGGGAGTACCTGCAGTTGCGGCTGTTCCACTAACCCAAGTATTAACAGGTATTAGCGGAAAAATAGGGTTTGTATTCTGTGCCATTTACATTGCTCCAATTGACCAAGATTGTAATTTAGGAATAGGGGATGATGTACCACCACCGCCACCTGCTTGAAAGGTCGCGGCTACGTTAGGGCCATTGGATGTTAGTACTTGCCCTGCTGTGCCAAAGTTGTTACTTGCTACAACAGCATACTCAGCGGGGTACGTGACAAAGACGTCTTTGGTGCCTGCGGAGAATGTAACAAGCGACCCAGAGTTGCTGGACTCTAAAACAGTGTCTCGACTAAGCGTAGTTCCGGAAGACGTGTAGGTGCCAATGCCAACCTCCCACTCCGTAGAGGGGGACTGGCCGACAATGGCGTAGTAGGTTACGTTGGCATCGCCAACAACCGAAAAAGATTGAAAGCCAGAAACCGCGCCCGCTAAAGTTAAGGTGCCTGTGCCAGCCGTAGTGCTGGTTTCTTTTACCCTGTCTTTAAGAACCAAAGGCATTACTACTCCTTAAAAACAGACACCCGCCTTGGCGGGTGCTGTGCTTTGCTTAAACCATCACCCCATTAACCAGCCAAGGAGAATGTGTATGTAACGTTCAATGTGTCGCCAGAAACCACACTGCGGTCGCCGGGAGACTGGAAGTCAGCGGCAGAAAACAAAGTGCCTGTTGAACCACCAGCGGTGCTGTTGCTCACCAAGAAAGCCCCACCCACAGTCTGCGTTGCATTGATTGAAAAAGAAGCAGGAGATGCAGTGTTGGTCACAACTGATGGGTTGGCATTGGTAGCCGCAGTAAAAGTAGCGGTAGGACGAGCGCCAGTGTAAGGAGTTACCTCAGTCCAACCAGCGTGAGATGACATGGTGTCACCAGCGGCAGGGGTGTTAGAAGCGCCAGCGCCGTACAAACCGATGTACCAAGTGGTAATCTGAGTTGTGCTTGTCAAAGCTGTGCCAGCCATGTACTGAAGACCAACGTTCACAACGAGGTTGCTTTCTTCAGCAGACCACTTGAGGATGCCGTCCTTGTCATAGCATTCCATAAGGAAGCGACCTGTGGCTTTAGCCACTTCAGTGTTTTTAGTGCCAGCAACCAAACCGCTATTCACGGCATCAGAGGCTTTTGCAATTTCATTTGACATGATATTTCCTTAATTTGAAGAGCGAATTAACGCGGTTGTCGCCGTATTAGATGGCATGGTTACGAGGAAAGAGCTGGATGTTTTGTCTGAGCCAAAGTCCAACACCGCCACTGATCTGTTTGCCTTGGTAACATTGTAGATCAAAGCGCACCGCGCTGTCACTGCCGCACCAAAAGCTGCATTGTTAAAGTTCACGTATGCGGTGTAGCCATCAGAATTAATAGTCACGCCAGTCAACGCAATCCCACCTGCCACATAGCCACCGCCCGTCACCTCATTGGTAACGCTGTAAACCGTTGTGGCCTCGTTTAAATCTGCGCTAGCTGTGTACAGAGCGATCTTGAACGTATCTGTCGTAAAGTCATGCACGGCCTGATACAGCTCCTTTTTGAAGCTGGTGGTTTGCGTTTGGACAACAGAACTCATGACACCGCCACTCGTACTTGTCCATCACGATAAGCATCCATACGCTGTTTGCCATCACCCAAGTTCTTGAGCAGAGCAATCGCTTGCACATAGCGATCTTGATACAACTTAACCATGTCTGCCTCACCCTTCATGTAGGTGACTGCCTCGCACATCGTTCCATACAACAATGCAGAGTCAAAGTTATCACCCAACCAAGTCTGGCCAGCAGTCACAATGGATTCTGGGTAGTAGTAAAAATGCAACTCAACACCGTAGTTGGTATTTGGTGTAGGGCCAAGGATAAACGACAGCTCTTGGCGTAATGCTTTGGAAGACCTGTTGCAGATGCGCTGGGATATGCTTCACGGATGAAGTTCACATCTTTGTTTAACAAATAAACATAGTCGCCGTTGGTGTCAATCACTGCTAAAGAATATGTAGACAGGAAGTCGCCGGGAGCAGACAAGTATTTATTGTTGGCTGACAAAGTACCCGTCATGTTTCTACGCAAATTAGCAATCTGAACAGTGTTGTAAATACGCTGCTCCGCCTGCCGAATGAACGTGTCCATATCCACCGTGGGAAACGTGTTCTCACAGTAATCTGAAACCAACGTGACGAGTTCGTTGTATGTCATGCCATTGGGCCTTTACTCATAACGCCTTTAGTGGCCGCACCAGTACCACGCATCTTGATACCAGTTGTCTTAGTTGCTGGCTGTGCACGGCGACTAATATTTCCAACAGACATATTGACGGTATTGGCATCGCTGTGGTCAGGGCCAGAACCCGGATTGTCGGAAGCCTTAACAACCTTACCAGTCATTGTGTGCGGAGGAGCATAAACTTTGGCATCGCCAACTTCTTTGCCCATCATTTGTTTGCTGTATTTAGCCATATTAGCCTCGCTTTTGTGCTGCAATTTTAGCCAAATTACGGCCCATTGTTTTCATGTTGGCGTTGGTTTTACCCTTACCTTTACCTTTGCCGCCGTGCATCATTTTGGCAACGGGGCCGCTGTCACCATAGTTTTTACCCTCGGTCTTGCCTTTTTTAGCAATGCCGTCTGCTGATTTTGTAAATGCCATGTTTAAACTCCTTAAGATATAGAGACTGTACCAACAAATGTCGTTGCCACCAAGTAGTTGGGGGTCAATTCTGCATCAAAAAATCTAGATCCACCTACAGGTGCCCAACCCCACTGAATGTCCCGTGAACCACCTGAAAGATTGCCGTTAGCGTTTACACCAGAAGTCACATACGTTGTGTCTCTACGCGGATTACGCAGAGCCTGTGGATCATCTACTGGAAACGTTCCTAACATTAACTGCGGCTGATCCGGATCCCAGCACTCAGGGCACACCAACAGCTCATACTTGCGTTGCTTAATTATTTCTGTTTTAAGCTTTTTTAGCTTAAACTGCTGGCCGCAGCGATCACATTCAGCAATCGCTATCTTGCCGGATGCAAACCTATTTCCCATTATGAGCCACCAATAAACATTTGGCGCGGGACGAATCGCACTGCCGCTTTTTCCCTGTCTTCGCCAGCCGCAATCTCAAAGGTTTCGTTGTACATCATTTTAAGCATCTCAACCCGAGGCATTAACTCAGGCACCTTAACAGCAATGTGATATGCCAAGCCAGCCACTAAACATGGCAAGAAACGGAAGTTCATGTCAGCAGTGCTAACACCAGCGCCAGCATCCTGTACTCGACGCAGTCTCCAGTACACAAATTGATAAGGCACGCTGTTGTCTGGTGTAGGCCAGACTGTGACCGCTGGTAGCTGTGGAACATACACTGCGGTACTGATAATGTGTAATGCTGCCGTTGTATTGTTCTGACCACGGAACACACCACCTAGGGTATTCCCTGTGATGTATGTGTAGTAAATATCTTCACTGTCTAGGCGGATAAACCCAGCACCAGCTAACCCAACCACCGTGTTAAGCGTGATCGTGGTGTCCGTGGCGGTAATGGCCGAAGCGAGAGTAGAGCTTGTAGGATTGACTTCACCAGATAACCTCTGAATCCATACTTGAATCGGTCGCGCCTGCTGTAACTTGTTTGGGATGGTCGCATAAGTAGAAACACTAATACGTGTGATGGTTAGATCCGCTTGCGTTGACGCAGTGTTAGACCCGGTACGGATGACCTGCTCTAACAAATCAATTGTGTCTGTTGGCAGGGCATAGGTGGCAAGCCCCGGAGTCAGGTTAATGATACCCTGCTCCATTGTCCACATGTTGATGCCCTTAGACTGCCACTCAATCGTCATCAGGTTCATTGAACGACGAGCTGTTCTAAGGTCATAGCCCGAACGCATCTCTCGGCCCGCACGCTCCCAAGCTTCCTCGGCTATCTCCGTGAAGTCCATATTGAAAAGCGTGGTTCCGGTGGTGGTCATCTAAATCCTGCCGTTTTCTTTGCTATTGCTTTGGGTTGAGCTACAAACTGTTTGCCAGATGCTTTGCCCGCACGTTTAGCTTTGGTTGTAGCCGCATACTCTTGAGGGGATAAAGACTTTATAGCTGCTTCAGGCAAATATCGCTCCCCCGTCTTACTTGACGGTTTACCAGACTTAGTGCTCCATTTCTGGTCGCCCCAATCCTTGAGAGATTTCTGAGGAGCTTTCAATCCTTGTACCCTCCACCGGCTTCTTTGTATTTTTTAGCTACAAGTTGTGCTTTACGGGCAGACCATTGTCCTGCGCCGGTACCGTGAGTTGCCGCAGATTTCACTTGCGACACAATCCGCTTACGCAAACCGGGCTTGGTGTAGTTACCAGCGGCATTGACTTTACCGCCTTCAGCATACTGCGTGAAGTCAGTGCTGTCACGGCGGGCTTTCTTTTTCCCGCCGGGCATTTTACTTGGGGATATTGCTCCCATTCCACGGCTTGCCATCATGATTTAGCACATCTTTCCGCGTGTTTTACCACGCTGAGCTATACCGTCTGCGCGGGTAACGCCACCGGAAGCCATTTTCTTTTTACGCACAGATCCACCGTCAATGTCTTGAGGCACGGGCATTCCTTCGCGGAACACCGTGTCCTTGGGCGGAGCCGCCTTCTTAGGGGCTGGAGCTTTTGGTGCTGGCTTTTTATCCGCTGGCACGCCTTCGGGGTCTGTTGGGGGTTTACCCATTTCAGCGGTGTAAATACCGACTTCAGCGTATTTTTTCATGGCTTAGCACTTTCCGCCATTTTTCATGACGATCATCTTGCCCTTGGTTTTACCCTTGGACTCGATACCGCCACCTTTAGCCAACTTGGTCATAGATGCGCCTTTATGCAAACGGCCTTCGTGTTTGTTCACGGCCTTCTGCATCATGGACTTGTCCATCTTTACATCTTCGTGTTTCATATCGCCACCTTTTGAAATTAAATGTACTTACCTTTGGTCTTACCACGTTGAGCAATACCATCAGCCCGTTTAGAAGCAGAAACTTTACCGCCACTATTAAATTTTTTAGACCAGCTAACTCCATATCCTTTACCAACTTTAGCAGGTGCTAACGTACCTCCACCAATCGGGACGCTTACAGCATCACGAAGGCTCTTGCCAAGTGATGAAGATCCTTCTCCAAAACTTGGTGAACCTTCGCTTCTGGGTGGCGGTGGCGGTGGTGCAGGATTTCCATTTGACATGATTAGTTATCCTTTTTGAATAAGCTGGTCAATCTTTGCTTCAAGTTTGTTAAAGCGTTGGTCAATGTGGTTTGTAATGCGGTCAACTTCTGCTTGAGTAACGTTATCACGGGCAACCTCCTCGCGTGTTTTGTTCAAAAGAATGCTTATGCGAGCAAGCTCCCTGAACTTTTCGTTCATCATGTAGCCCAGCAATCCAATCACTAACGATAAGATTGCTGACCATGCGGTGTTTAAATCTAACAATTCCAAGCCCTCAATGATTTATTGATTCTTGAATTCGGATCGTTGGCGGTCTTGGCAGAGGTCAGTTTCTTTTTCATGCCACTCATCCTTGCACAGAAGGAGTCGCGCCGTGAGCCGCCTTCCGGCTGGGGAGGTTTCAAGTTCATACCTTGCGCTTTCGCGGAGGCCCGACCCTTGGCGTTCAAGCCGCCCTTCTCGGACTTGCCTTCTTTCCTCTGCCATGCTGGAGACTTAGCCATAGTACACAATCACAGAAGCGCCAGCACCCGTGGTGACTGCCAAGCTAGTTCTAGCCAAAATACCTTCTCCGGGTATTAGGATGTGTATTGTTCCAATTGCTGTAGGAGCGGGGAACGAAAATATCGTAGTCCCTGCTGCGCCGTCTTTGACAACAACCGTTCCACCAGTAGCGGCATACGAAATTGTAAGAGCCTTTAATCTATTACGATTTGTGCCGCCAACAATGGTATCCGTTGCTGAAGCCGCTACAAGAAGCGACTTTACGTCTGTTTGCATCATAATCAATCTCCTTTAAAAAAGGGGCCGAAGCCCCTTGGGTTGATTAGGAATCTGCGAAAGGTGTAGCAACAGTGCCAGAACCAATAACGTTTCCAGTCACCATGTACTTGTCAGCAGCAATTGCTACGATTTGAATCCATGTGCCAGCAACTCCGCCGGTAGTTGTACCGTTCAAGTTGATGAAGTCATTGGAAGAGCCGTTAGCAGAGAACGCAACCACAGCGCCAGATGTATCTGAGTCAATAGAGATTACAGCGCCAACGTACAAATCGCTTGAGCCAGAAGTTGTACCAATCTTCAACGAGCTAGTAGAGATGGTAGTAGGAACCCAGATCGTGTAAACAACGCCTTCGTTGTTGGCTGTGCTTGGGTCTTGACCGGGGCCAGAAGTTGTAGAGTTAGTTGAAACATTGATTGCAGGTAATGTCAATGTTAGTGCGGCGGCTAAAGAACCACCAACAGCAATAATACGACCGCCGTGAGCTTCTGGGCTTAATGTGGTGCTTGTTGTGATGTCAATGACAGCCGCTGGGCCTTGTTGATAAATGCCGCCCAATGAACGAACTGGGCCTTGAAACGTAGTACGTGCCATGATGTATTCCTTACATACAAGTTAAGTGCATCAGTCTGTATGTCGTCAGCCGGGACTGTCTAATGCACCGGATAAGCCCGGATTACTGTGTTTATACCACTACGTTTACTCGGGTGCAACAAGTTTGTTTGACTTCTGTAAATTTTCTTCTTGTGTAATGACACGTAGGTTCCACGGCACATGTAAGCCGCACACTTCATGCGAGCGCAGTGGCACGATGTGATCAACAACGTATTGCTCTCCAGTGGTTTGCGTCATGGTGATGGCGATCTGATAAAGCTGGCGTATCTCCGACTTCTGCTTGCGCGTCAACCACGGCGGGGTAGCCTCGCGGTGTTTGCGGCGGCGTGCTTTTGTATCGGCGCGTATTTGAGTTTTGTTGTTAGCTTTCCACGCGTTTCTGTATTCACGTAACACATGCGCCGGACGAGTAGACGCTGCGGCAATTACGGTTTCTCGGTTCTCTTGATACCAATCGTTTTTACGATCCTTGACGTCTTCGCGTTTGTTGTACTCGCGGAAGTAATCTGCACGAGTTTCATTACCTTTTGTCCATTCGACTTTCAAGCACTCGACGCAGGCCCCTTTAGTTTTGCGTGCTGCGATGTGCCCGTGTTTGCAAGGTTGTCCAGTGAAATAGTACTTACTGCCGGTTTTCTTAGCTTCTTCTCGAGTTGTGGGTAGGTTTGTGGTATCCATTTTGGCTCCTGTGACTTAGTTACAGGTAATATACCACAGATATTTAAAAAACAAAAAAGGCCCCGAAGGGCCTTTCCGATAAGGCCGAAGCCTTATGCGCCGGGGCTTCCGAAGATGCCAAGGGGATCGGATACACCGAAAGAGTAACGCTCACGTGCTTTATAGCGAACGTTTCCAGTGTCGAAATCACCATCCATTCCAGTGCTCATAGGAGTACGGACGAAGTGCTTCAAACCATTAGGCACGTCAGTCAACAGGAACCAAGCATTGGTGTCTGTCAAGTAGTGGTTAATGCAGTAGCCTTCAGGGATGGAACCATTGTTCTTCAACGCGTTGATGTCATTGTCAGCAGTAGAAACACGGAGTTCGGTTTCAAGCAGACGAGTGGCAACGAATTGCAGAGCAGGTGGAATCACCAACTTCTTAGGCTTAGCGGCGATCAACAAGCTACGCTCATCTGTCCAAGCAGCAATCTGAATAACAGCGTTTTCCAACGATGTTTCATTCAAGTCAGCCGCAGTGGAAGGAGTGTTACTGTTGGTACCACCAGAAACCAAGGGGTGAGCAGTGGAGCAAAGCACCACGCCGTCGCCGTATGTTGGGCCGCCAGTAAAAGCGTTGTTCAACACATAAGCGGCTTTAACCTGCTTGGTGTAAGCCATACCACGGGCCAAAGCCTTGGTGTAACGTGAAGACAAGCTGTCATACAAGTTATCTTCCACAGCTTCCTCTGTGATGGCAAAGCCCATCGCAATGGTTTCGTGGGTGTAACGTGCAGTAAATGCTTCTTGTGCATTGTCATAAGCGATGGCAGAACCCTCGTTTTTGACTGGTGCTTGACCGAAGCCAGACAGCTTTGTCTCTTCTTCAAAGCTACGCTCAGATGACTCTGTTTCGTAGATTTCTTTGTGCTCTTCGCCGTATTTAGCATACTCAAGACCGAACAAAGCGTTCAAGCCGGGAAGAAGTTCTTTAAGTAGTTGTGCGCGTGAAATTGCCATGATTTACTCCTTACAGGCCAACGTTGTTTAAGAACGAATGGGCACTGGGGTTGAATTTAACCAACACATCAGTAAACGCATCGCCGGGAGTGGAAGCAAAGCCCACAATACGGAAGGCCGCAGCAGTCTGAACCACAGTAGACTCCAAAGCGCTGGTTGAGTTACCAGTCTGGGTTGAACCAGTGCTAGTGCTCTGTACAGCGGCAAAGAAGGTGTTGCTGCCCAAAGCTGATTGAGCGGCAGAACCGTCAAGCTGTGCTTGGAAAGTAACAAACGGGTCAGTGATTACGTATGCAGTCACCACGCCGGTTGTGCCGGAGGGGTAGTACTGGCCGTAAATCTGTTGACCTTGTGCGTTGATGTAAGAACAGCCGACGAAAACGCCGATTGCACCTACGTTAGCGCCACCAAGGTTGTTGGTGGTGATGTCTGCGCCGGTAGCGGTAGACAGAGCGATATAACCGTCAGCGCCAATGATAACAACTTGTCCGTAGAACAAGTTAGTACCTTCGCCAGCAGGATCGATCAAAAACTGACTGGTAGCGCCCGCATAGGGCATACCGTCAATACGATTTATGGGTCGTAGCCCATATGGTGCAGCAGTTAGTGCCATTTAAGACTCCAAAAAAATTAAGTACCTTTTCCGAAAGTGACCGTGGACTTACGTTCTTTGAACATAGGCATCCTCGGATCATTCTCGCGCATGTAAGTGTTGTCTACTGACTGCATTTGTGCTTCCGATTGTTTTCGGTAGTACGCATTGCGTTGTTCAGTAAGCTCCACAGGTGTTTTGCAAAGCAACAAACCGCCCACTTGAACGCTGTCAGGGAACTTGGCATTGCTGTCAGAACCAAACAAACGAATCTCAGGGTGGTCGGTAGCCCTAACGGGTTCCCAGCCTTCACGAAGTTTGCCGGAAATGTTTGTGGCGTCTTCTTTACCTAAAGCTGCAATCCTGATCCAACGATATGCATAACCCGCTTGTGGAATTGGGTCTGGCAAAAGCTGTGGTGGCATCCATTGTTTTGGACGCTCCTCTGCTTCGCGGGTTTCAAGGGCGCGGCTGGGGCGTATAGATTTTTCCATTTTCATTTCCTCATTTCTTTCGCTACCTCACGTGCATAGCTCTCCAAGGAGACGCCAAGCCGTTTGGCTATATTCACTTGCGTTTCTGTCAGTACGATTTTTCGTGGTGCAGTACTTCTAGTTGCGGGTGAAACAACATTGGATTTGGTACGTTGAGATTTAGCATCAACGGATCCCCCGGCTCCAAACTGGTCAGGGAATCTATCTCGTAGGTCAGTGTCAATACGTTTGTAATATTCATCACTGCCGACTCGTATACCGCTATCAACAAGTTCCTCATGCAACCCGAGGGCGTATGAGGTCATGCGTTTGTTGCTTCCAAACCACTGATTTCGGTCTTGCCATGCAAGTAGTTTTTCGTCAACTGGCGCAACTTGTTGAGGCTGCGGTGTGATTTGTACAGGAGTTTCTGGCTCTTGTAAAGGGGCTGGTTTGAAATTATTTACTTTATCGGCGCGGATCTTGGCGTTAGTGAGTGCTTCCTGCGCATCCACCAACTTATCTGTATCCCCGGCTTCGTAGGCTTCCCGGTATAAACGTTTAGCCTCTTCAATCTCATTGGATACCGTGCGTTTTGCCTGCTCTAGGAGAGCATTCTGGCCTTGGCTTAAAGAACCCTTTAAACGTTTGTTTTCTTCTGCGACTGTTTGTGCAATCCTTAAAGCTTCCTCCCGTTCACGTTCAGCAGCCTCTTTTGCTCTGCGTTGGTCGTGAAAGCCTTTAGTAAACAGCTTTAAACGGTTTCGGGCGCTTTCGGTATAACCCGCCAACTCTTCGTCGGTAGGATCTGCTGGGTCAAAACCTAAGGGTTGCCGGTTACGATCTTCTTCCGGCACATCGCTAACAATTTCAATCTCAGGTTTTTCATCCTGCACAACATCCTCTTCTGGCGCAACCATCTTACCGCCCTGTCGAGGGTTCTTTGTTTCCTCGTCCGGAAAAGAAAACTCAATTTTTTCCATTTCAGCCATGATTATTCCTTAGTTTGGGCGTTGGATACCGCGCGGATCCTGAACAACAGCCTGCACGGAATCATCAGAAATGAGTCTCCATTCAGTACCATGAATCTTCATGCGGGTTCCCGTGTTAGGACGTACTAACACAAAGTCTCCAACATTACAGGCTGCGCCTGAGGGGAAGCGCTTTTCGTCTTTAAACGCATCAGGGCCAATCTTTGCCACAAACAGCACTGGTGAGAGTAGCTCTTCGTGGTACATAGCGGTCGCAGATTTTAGAATCCCGGTCTCGCTAAACTCTTCTTCTGCCTTGGGCAACATACACAAGATGTGATACGTCGCCGGGTCTGGCACTTGTTTGGCTTTTTCTTCAGCATTGGCGTTTAGCAGCCCGCTCAAGTCAACAGCCTTAACATCAAATTCAGTCATCTTCTGACTCCTTAAGTTTACGCACGAGGTCTTTGATTTCTAACTGTGCGGTTTCTAGACCTCGGATGGTTCCACACAGCTCCTTATAGTGATCGTAGGATTTAGCACCACCATCACTTACGGCTCTACGCAATGGCTGGAGTTGATCCTCCAGCTTTGCATTTAATATTTCAAGAAGTTGCATTACTCTTCTTTCTTAGGTTGTTGTGTTGTGTTTAGTAACATTTGCAACATTTTTTGTTTGGCTATCAGCTCTTGTGTTTGCTGGTTATGGGTCAGGCTTTGAGCGTGCTGTTGTTCTTTGCGGGCAAGCTCTGACTGATGGCGTTGCTCTGCCTGAGCAATTTCTTGCTGAACACGTTGCGCGGCCAACACTGGGTCTTCCCCTTGCTGGCTTTGGGCTTGCTGCATCTTGAGCTGTAGCTCGGCCTGCTTGATGGCCAAGTCGCCTTGAACCTTCTGCGCCTTGGTTTGAGCGTCCTGTTGTTTGATGGCCAGTTCCTGTTGTTGCATTTGAACCACAGGGTCTTGCTGGGCCTGCTGTGCCTGCTGCTGAGCTTGTTGCGTTTTGTTGACCTGCAACAACTGAGCAGCCGCCTGCGCAACCAACTTGGACAACTGAACTTCCACCTGCTCGCTAAGGTTGGCGTTAGGTGCCGGCAGTGTAGCTCCGAGTTGTTGTTCAATCTTAGAGCGGTACTGGAACGCAATATGTTCAGCAACGTGGGCCATGATGGCGGCCTGCATTTGCTGAGCCATTGGGCTTTGCCCCATTTGCCCCATGACCATTGGGTCTTGCATCATTGATGTATGAACTGCGATGTGGGCGTCATGGTCTTGGAAGATAAAGGCTTTGGTAGGTTTACCGGTCAGGAACGCCATGTTCTCTGAAATAGGATCGCGGGGCGTCTGGTCGTCTTCAATTGGAACCAACTTATCCGCGTTCTTAATGCCTAAAACTTCAATCATCTGACGGTGCAACTGCGGGAGGTCATAGATCTGTGGGGCACCTTGAGCCAGCTGGATGACAGCCTGATACTGCATGATCCGCTGAGCCATTGTTGCGGAGTTAGGGTCAGACACAGGGATAACATCGACCATGTCGTAGTC